AAAATGGTAGTCGAGATGTCAATAGACACGTAGATGAAGAAGATAAGCTGAAGTACCGTTTCGGTACCTCAGGTCAAGACAGAGAAATGATTATCATCAACGAATCAGGTCTCTACTCGCTCATCCTATCCAGCAAACTACCGCAAGCCAAGGAGTTTAAACGTTGGGTTACATCAGAGGTTTTGCCGACTATCCGCAAACATGGCATGTATGCTACAGACCAACTACTTAATGACCCAGACCTTGCCATTGCAGCCTTTCAAGCTCTTAAAGACGAACGAGCTAAAGTGGTGAAACTAGAGGCTGAGTTAGCCTTGGCACAAGAACAAGTACGCTACTTCGACATTATCCTAGAAAGTAAAGGGGCGGTGCGTGTTACCCAGATTGCGGCAGATTACGGCATGAGCGCCAAGAAATTCAATGCAATCTTGCATAATCTAGGTGTTCAGCACAAGGTCAATAGTCAATGGATTTTGTATAAGAAACACATGGGTAAAGGCTATGTCGATAGTTCGACATTTGATTACAAGGATAAGAACGGTCAAGCTCAAGTCAATATGACAACGACTTGGACACAAAAAGGGCGCTTGTTCTTGTATGAATTGCTAAAAGTTAACGGCATCCTGCCACTCATCGAGCAAGGCGATTAAAGGAGGACTACCAATGGAAATAACCTACAGACCCGTCGGAATTAACGAAACAGCTGAGTGGGGAGACTATGATCACCTCATGCAGCGGTGGGAAGGTCTAGGGAAGTCGATGGCAAAGAACCTCATTCGAGAAATGAGGGACAACAAAGACTTTCGAGACTACGTATTTAACCCAACACACAAACTGGTTTTCATCAACTATGAAGGTTTCAAGTCCTTCATCGAATGGAAAACTAGAAACAGATTCAAATAACATTAACACCCCTAGCCGTAGCAGTGAGCTAGTGAGGAAACTGAACGATACCAACTAAGTAAGCAACAACGATTTGATATTCATAAGTCTCCTTAAATTATATATGAATTAAAAAACCTCACTAGCTCTCTAGTGCGGTTAGGGAAAAGAAGAAAGGGATTAACAATGAAAAAACTATTTGCATGGCTTTGGAGCAAAAAACAACAAGAACCAGAATACTTTTTTGAACCAGTATGGACACCACGAGAAATTAACGATCAGAAATATGAAGCACGCCAAAAACGTGAGCGTGAATTACTAGCGAAATACGGAAACCAATAATATTACCATCTTCAATCCGTAGCCACGGCTCGCCGTGGAGTGTAACTTATACCCATAATTCCCCAAAAAACTATACTAAGTTACTTTTTTCCTAATATTCCCATTTACAGTCTAATAAAACATTGAAACATGACACGGTGGGCTATGGGTGCGGATTGAAGGCACTAAAAAAACACGGGTAAGGGCCCGTGCTTAATAAAAACATCTATACAAGGAGTATACCATGAAAACACTCAACACTCAAACAGTAGCTAAACCTGGATTCACTAAAAGCAAAGCATTTGGATTGTGTGGCACGCTTGCCATCACTACAGCATTGCTTATCGGTGCTAACGTATCAGCGGACGAAACAACTCAACCAGTAGCAGATACTCAGCCACCAGTAGCAAATGTATACACTGCTGACAATGGTGGGAACGTGACAGTGACACCGTCTGAACCAGTAGCGGAAACACCAGTATTTACTCCACCAGCACCAGTAGAATCTCAACCGATTGCAGAAACTCCAGCAACAACTACAGAAGTAGCTCAACCAGTAGCTGAAACACCAGTAACGGAAACAGTAGCAGAAACGCCTAAACAGCCTACTGAATTTGTCAAAGAAGACAACGAAATTAAAGTAACTAATCCAGATGTGGTTGTTGACCAATCAAACGGAACTGGGAAATACAGCGGTTTTACGGTGGAATATAAAGATGTCAAATTTCCCGATGATATGCCTATCAACGAAGGGGATAAGGTAACATTCAACCTTCCAAAAGAAATCAACTTCCAAACAAACTATGATTTTGATGTCTATAACCCAGAAAAAGTTGTTGTGGGTAAAGCATCAACAGACGTTAAAACTCAGACGGTTACGACTGTATTCAATAACTACTTTGCTACTCATCCACTCAACAAGCAAATGAGTCTTAAGCTAGATGCTAAATGGACGGATGCCGTTGAGTCTGGCAAGCCAGTTAACGTTAATTTCAATGGCACAGTGGTTACTGTTAATATTGGCAAAGAACAAGAAATCGGTAAAGATGAATTACTTTCTAAATGGGGCAGCCAAGACGAGAATGACCCAACTGTTATCAACTGGACTGCTCGTATTAACTACGCTAAACGTCTATTGAATTACGTCACAATCATTGATGAGATGAGTGATAATCAAAAGCTTGTTGATAATTACTTCGAAATCAAATCAATTGAAAGCGTAGACCCTTGGATTGATAAAGGTTCTGCTATGGATTTAGTAAAATCAATCAGTAAATCAGACCACGGTTTCACAATTAAAATGGATCGCCTTGATCATATGATTTATATTAACTATAAAACTAAATTGATTAACGCGGTTAAAGATAGCGTAAACCCAACCAATAAGATTGAGTTGAAAGCTGAGTCAGACGGCGCTATCTCATACAGTTATGTCCAACTTGTCGGTGGTAAAGGAGATGCCAGTGGTGAAAACAAGCCAGAGCCAACTTTTGAAATTCCTCGTGAAGCTCCAAAAGTTGAAATTCCTGAGTTCCAAGGTGGTATCCCAGGGATTCCAGAAGAACGTGTGAAACCAGAATACACTGAACCAATCGGTACAGTGCCTAACGATGCACCGGTTTTGGAAAAACCAGAATGGAACGGTGGAACATTACCGTTTGACGCTCCGAAATACGATAAGCCCGAATGGAACGGGGGCGTTATTCCTAATGATGCGCCACAGTATGATAAACCCGAATGGCACGGCGGAACTACTCCATTCGATGCACCTAGCATTGATAAGCCAGAATGGTCTGGAGGTGTCGTACCATTTGATGCACCTATCTTGGACTTGCCAGAGCTTGAAATTCCAGAGGAACCAACTAAACCAACACCAGAAAAACCAGTAGAGCCTAAAAAGGTACCTAACAAGCCCGTAGACGCTCCGAAAACAAAAGAGGTAGAAATTACCGAGGTTGTTTATAAAAACGATTCTGAGCCAAAAGAGGGGGTAAATACACCCGTTTACGGTGGTACTCTTCCAGTTACTGGTGAAAAAGAAGGAATTGCTAGCACTTTAGGACTTGTAGTCATTGCAGCAGGTATTACAGCGCTAACTCTCAGCTTTAAAAAATATAACGAAAAATAATTAAATAATTGAAGTGGTGGGAGGGTAGGCATTAAAAAAGCACCTCCGGAAACAATCCAAAGGTGCAACGTTCATCAAAACAATTTACTTGATTATAGCATGTAACGAGTCCAACAGTCAACTAATAGTGGACGGTTCGAGACATTAAATCAAAGGGAGGTGAAAGGGTGAAAAAACACAATAAAATCAAAGAAGAAGAACTTGTTAGACAAAATTTTTTCATGACACCATACGCCTTGTATCGCAACCCAGCATACAAAGGTTTATCAAATGATGCCAAAACCTTATACGCCTTGATGTTGGATAGAGTTAATCTATCTGTTAAAAACCAAGGTGATTGGACAGACGAAAATGGCGAGGTGTATTGCTATTTCACAGTCGAAAGTGCTATGGAGTTCCTAGAAAAAAGTAAACCGTATATTATAAAGCTAAAAAAAGAGCTTCATGATTTTGGTTTGCTGTTAGAGGTCAACCAAGGTTTGAATAAACCTAATAGGATATACCCTCTAAAGATTGATGTTTCACGGAGGTATGCAGCAATGACTTCCGGAAGTAAAAGAAACACCCGGAAGTCAACGAGAGTTACTTCCGGAGGTAATTCTCGTTTACCTCTAGAAGTAACTGAGAATGACTCTAACCATACTGAGTTAAACCATACTAATATAAACCATACTGAGACACCGTCAGCAGCAGATAGTGGTAACACTTTATATAGTATAGGAGCTGAAAATAATTCTGCTACTGCTGATTTTAACGTCTATGAATATTATCAAGAAAGAATTGGTTTGCTAGATGGTTTTCAATTCCAACAACTCAAAGCGTATCGAGACCTAGACGGACTGGAAACAGAGTTAATTAAGATAGCTATTGACAAAGCTGCTGACAACTCTAAGCGCTCGTTTAGGTATGTTGAATCCATTTTAAAAAATTGGGTACAGAATGGAATCAGAACGGTAGCCCGACAACAAGAAGACCAAAGGGAATTCGAAAATAGCAAGAATACGGTCGATAGACACAAACCATTCTTAACTAAACCACGAAATAACGGTAAAGCCAAATTCGGACCTGCTTGTGGTAAGTATTAGAGGTAACGCCTATGAGTTTAGAGAACACTGCTAGACAGATGCGAAAGCGATATATGACGACTAGCGACAAATACTGTGACAAGCACCAAAGGCACTATGTCACGATTCAGTTTCCAAATAGCGAACCATACACAGTGTGTGAGCTTTGCCATAGGGAAGAACAAGATCAACAGAATGCTATCAAAGCACAAGAACAGTACGAACGTGAGCAAGAGCAGAAACGCTTGTACTTTCTCAAAGATTTCAGCTTACTGGATGATGATTTAAAAACTGCCAGTTTTGACAACTACAAGGCGGCGACCAGAGAGCAGAAAGAAGACTTAAAAAATGTTAGAAGTCAACTTAAAGGCTATCTGGACGGTCAAGACTACAACATTGTTTTGATTGGTGACACTGGAGTAGGCAAGAGCCATCTAGCTTATTCAGCGTTGAAAGCTCTATCTGATCATACGAAGAAGATGGGGCTGTTCATCAACGTGGTTGACCTATTAGCCAAAATCAAAGAGGATTTCAGTCTTGAAGCTGAATACATCAGACGCATTTCTGAAGCCGAATGGCTTGTGCTCGACGATTTGGGCACTGAAAAAGTGACAGAGTGGTCCAATGGTATCTTGTACAGTATTTTGAACAAGCGTACCAAGACTATTATCACAACCAACTTAAGCCCACGGGATATCATGGGCACTTATGGGAAACGTGTTTATTCACGAGTTTTCAAAAAGACAGGACTTGGAACAACGAACGAACATGTTTATCAATTCAAAACGCAACAAGACAAGAGGATGATGTTTTGACAGAAACGGAAGTAAAACTAAAACTCTTTGAAGACTACGAGCGTATTCATGGACTTGTGTTTTCAGAGGAACATAAACAGAAAATGATGGATGATTTAGATCTGTATTCGTTTATCGAGAAATTAAACGAATATATGGCGTTCGGCTACCGCTCGAAGGTGGTATTTAATCAGCACGTTCGAAAACACGCCTAAAATCGTCTGTAATCAATTTAAAAGTGTAGGGGGTATAAATTATCTAGCTACCACCTAAAAACGATAAGAGACCCCTTAAATCGAGAAATAGGGGCATTCAAAACAAAAAGGAAGACGAAGCATGACAAATCAATTAGCACACAAAGATTTTTTCAACACCCCAGCAGTTAAACAAAAATTCCAAGAGGTGTTGAACGGAAACGAGCGACAATTTACGGCAAGTTTGCTATCAATCGTGAACAACAACAATCTACTAGCACGAGCAAGTAACACCTCGATTATGACAGCGGCAATGAAAGCAGCGGTATTAAATCTACCTATCGAGCCAAGTTTGGGCTTTGCTTACATCGTGCCATACAAACAAGATGCACAGTTTCAGCTTGGCTACAAAGGACTTATCCAGCTAGCTATCCGCTCTGGTCAGTTTAAGGCTATTAATTCCGGCAAGGTTTACAAGGCACAATTCAAATCATACGATCCTCTATTTGAAACATTGGACATTGACTTTACCCAACCAGAAGATGAAGTGTATGGCTATTTTGCCACCTTCGAGCTCGTAAACGGCTTTAAAAAGCTGACATTCTGGACGAAAGAACAAGCGGAATCACACGGTAAACGCTTTTCAAAGACTTACGCAAGAGGGCCATGGTCAACAGATTTTGACGCTATGGCTCAAAAAACCGTACTCAAGAGCATTTTGAGCAAGTATGCCCCACTCTCAACCGAAATGCAAGAAGGTCTTATCTCGGACAATCAAACTGAGGAAGTTAAGGCTGACCCTATCGATGTTACACCAAAAAACGAGGACACCCAGACACTTTTGGGCGACCTTATGAGTGATGAAGCTGAACCAGATAAAAGCGTAGACGCTGAAACTGGTGAAATCATCGAAGAAGTCAGCTTATTCGAAGGTGATTCAACCAAAATCAAAGAGGTAGAAAATGACTGAACTAACAATCTTGACGGATGATAATTATTATTCTGACAAAACCTATATGTCTGTAAGTCGTTTCAAGGAATACATGAAATGCGAGGCTAGAGCTAAAGCCATTGATGACGGGACATGGGATGATGAACGAGATCAAAAGCCATTGCTATTCGGAAATTACGTTCATAGCTACTTCGAGAGCGAAGAAGCTCATGAGAAATTTAAAGAGGATAACAAAAAGGCTTTGTTCTCTAGTCGCAAACCTTACGGATTGCTATCTGATTTCAAACTAGCTGAAAAAGTCATCGAAACACTCAAAAATGACACGCTTTTCAACAATCTGTATCACGGGAAAAAAGGCGATAAGGTTGAAAAAGAAAAGATCGTGACTGGTTTTATCGGTGGCGTGCCATTCAAGGGGAAGTTGGATAGTATCAACTTTTCAAAAGGCTATGTGGTCGATTTAAAAACTATGAAATCTATCTGGACTAAGGAATGGTCAGAGGAATTGCATGCTAAAGTACCAACTGCCGTCAATAACATTCTAGGGTTTCAATACCATGTCCAACTAGGGACTTATTTAGAATTGCTACGCCAAATGGATTATCCAACATTCAAGCCGTTTATCGTGGCCGTATCGAAAGAGAAACAGCCAGATAAGGAAATTATTGAATTGACTGAAGAATGGCTGGAAGAAGGGCTTAAATACATCACAGAGCACGCCCCTAGAGTATATCAAGTATCGCTTGGAAACGAAGAACCTAAGAAGTGTGGGCATTGCGATTATTGTAAATCGCAGAAAAAACTACATGAGGTTCTAACGTTGGATGATTTTTTAAACCGTGAATAGAGAGAAAGGGAAAACAAATGATCAATTCAGTTTGTCTTGTTGGGCGCCTAACCCGTGACCCAGAACTAAAATACACAACCAGTAACATCGCAGTAGCTACATTCAGCCTAGCCGTCAACCGTAATTTCAAGGACGCTAACGGCGAGCGTGAAACAGACTTTATTAACTGTG